TGTTGATCTTGGCGAGGTTGGCGCCTGCGGCCCAATTCCCCGCCGGACCCTGCATCCAGTTGATGGGCGCCAATCCGTTCACGGTGCCCGGCGCATCGCTGCCCCGCGTTGTGCCCAAGACGGGCTTGCGCGTGGTCGGATCACGGACGAGATCGAGCATCGCGGTGTTGCCCCAATCGACGTAGCCGGGGGCTTCCCAGATGCACACGATGTCCGCGTTCATGAGGCTGCCGCCCGCCGCGACCGATGAGCCGATCGTCGGGAAAACCTGGTTGCCGATCGTCGCGATATTGAGGTCGGTGCCGAGGTTGACGGTTCCAGTCGTCGAGACCGCACTCAGCGTGTTGACGCCCAAGCTGTCGGTCCGAATCTTGCCGGTCCCGCCGCCGGTGGCTGCGCCAGCCGTTGCGGTGTCGAACGCGCCGAACAGCCACTGAAGGCCGCGCCCATTGGTGAAGCCCTGTGACGTCGGTTGGTCGAAGTTGAAACCGGTGGCCGCCGATGTGTTCGGCATGGACATGCCGACGTTCTGGTTTGCCGATCCCTTGATCTGCATGAACGGCCCGCCGCCGCCGGAGCCGACAGTGGTGCGGACGACCTTGGCCGCCGCGTCGCCCGCCGCCCAACGGGGGCGCAGGCAAATGGCGAAGCTGTAGGCGGGGCCGGTGATGTTGCCGCCAAAGGCGTCTTCACGGACCAGCCACTGCGAATTCAGGTACGCGGACTTCGAACCGTCTGGCGTCAGGTCCAGCAGGTAGATTTTGACGTAGGCCCAGTTCGCCTTTCCGTTCCGGATGATGCGGACTTTGAGGACCGTGTAGCCGTTCGTGTTGTAGGTGGCGGTCGCGGCCCGATAGAGCTTCAGGACGCCGCTGACGATCGAGACCGACCACTCGGCGGAAGCCGACGTGTTGTCCGTGTAGAGAACATCGGCTGTGTGCCCGGTCAGGCTACCGCGCGTGGCGATGTTGCAGACAAAGCCGCCTGCGGTCTGGTTCGTGGTCTCCGCTGAGTAGCGGTTTTGATGCGGGATAAAGGCCGGGTTCCCGGCGATCCGGCTCGCGTAATACGGCGCTTGGACATACTGGGCGCGGGCGTGAGAGCCGCCGTAGTAGCCCATGGCGACGTCATCGCCCTGCATGTGCGCTTGGTCGGTGTGGGCGGTCGCGGCGGGCGTGCCACCCCACCAAGAATTCTGGACGCGATCCGTGAGTTTGGTCGCGACGTCTGTGGAATCACGCGGTGTCGAGAACCGGCGATTGAACAGCGTGGTGTCGCTAATCCATCCCCAGTACGGCGAGGACGGCGCGCCGACGCGGCGACAGATTTCGCGAGCGCGATGCCAGTCAGGACCAGCGCCCGACGCTGAGATCGATGCGCCGTCCGAATGCTTGGGCGCGATGACGTAGTTGGTGTGACCAGCCGCCGCGACGATCGTATCGACGTTCGCGATGATGTGCGGGACAGGGCTGTTCTGGCTCTCATAGGCGCCGCCGATGAGAAGGTTGCCGGTCGCAGCTTTCACGCGGGCTGGGGCGCCTGTGAACGCCGTCACCATGCCGTCCGAGTTCGATCCCCCGGCGGCCCAGTTCATGAAGCACTGGGCGCCGCTGGGCGTGCCGATCGTGGTCACGTAGTTGGCGGTCGGCGCGTAGTCGGTCTTCAGCCATTCGATTGGCGTCGGCGCGAACGCGGTCTCAGTGGACGAGCCGAAGGTCGAGAGGTCTTCGGTGATCGTGACCGGATAGTTCGGCCATTCCAGAACACCGGGATCGACAGCGACTGTCGTGCCGAGCAGCCGGGCCAAGTGACCCGGCCCACGGCCACCATGATGGACGGCCACCGCTTAGAGGCCTTGCCCCACGGTGACGTACAGGCTGGCTGTACCGCTGGCAGTGATTGCCGCGACGTGGGTGATCGGCGCGGTTGGGTTGTTGTTGAGCGTCAGGACTTCGACCGAGCCCGGCGCGATCGGCATATCTGAGATCAGGCCGGTGACGGTGGAGTCGGTGCCCTTCCGGATGAACACCGGCACGGAGCCGCTGTTGTAGAGCCGGATTTGGGTGATGCCCGTGGGCATCTTCAGCAAGGCGGCATTCGCGCTCGTCGTGCTGGCGTCGATTTTTACGGTGGCGGATTCAAGCCAATGGAACGGATTCACGGACCTCCTTGGGAAGTGGAAAAGAAAAGGGCCGCCCCGAAGGGCGACCCTGTGTCCAAGCGTTCGCTCGGATTAGTTGTTGTGCAGGCGGACCGCAAGTTCAGGTCGTACGGTTTTGAAGCCGTAGAGGACATCGAGCCTCGTAACAAGCTTGTCGGTCGTGACGTCCCACTGACGGGCAACGCGCATGCTGATGCCGTCGAAGGTCTCACGGGCCGCGAAGTCGGTGTCCTTCGGCAGATACAGGTCAGCCGTCGCGAAGACGAAGGCGCCCTTCTGATATGCCAGCGAGGTACCGACAGCGGTGGAAGCCGAGCCGAACACTGACACCGCCTTGGACGCGCCCGCGCCGACGATGCTCACGGTTTGCGTGGCGCCCGAGGTGATCGGGGTCGGTGCGACGGTGACCGAAGTCGTGCCGTCAGCCAGGGCGACGAACTGTTGCAGGACGCCGGTGGACACGCGGGTCTCAGGGTGGACAGCGAACACGCCAGCGATCGTGAACACGTCGCCTTGCTTGATCGTGCCGGTCCCGCCCGAGAGCGTCACGGTGTTGGAACCGCTCGTGATGCCGGTGCTGGTGTTGCAGACGTAGGACGCTGCATCACCACGGGTGTGGGCCGACCACATCGAGTTCTCCAGGTAGTCGAAACCACCTTGGCGACCGACGAAGCCTTCACGGTATTGCTTGCTGATCTCGCTGCCCGGATTGAACAGCGTGGCGCCGGACGTGATGATGTCCTGCATGTCCTGAGGGTTCAGGTTGGCGTAGCGATCGTTCGTCGGCGCCAATGCCTTTTGCAGCATGGTGCGACCGGTCGCGACCTTCGCCAGGGTGGCAGCCGAGCCGCCGTTCCAAACCGAGTTGTAGACGTCCTTGTAGACGTTCGACATCACGTCGTACTCGATGTTCGCGGCAAGCACGGACATGGCGGGTTCGAGGATGCGGCTGGAGAAGTCGTCCAGGCTCATCGTCTGTTCAGCCGAAGAGAACTGAATCGGGACGTGCTTCTGGGTGGCGACTTGCAAGGTGACCGAGGATTCGGTCGTGTCTTGCGGGGTGATCGTCGCGCCGGTGCCCACGGTATACTTGTTGGGCAGGCGGATTTTCAGGCTGTCGCCGATCTTGGCGCCGGTCTTCGCGAACTGATCGTCATACTGGCGATCGATCGTCGAAACGAAGTTCAGCTTTTGGTGGAGGATGCGAAGGGCCTCACGGGTAACCGCCGTGGGGGTGAGTAGGGTATTAGCCAAAGTAGAAATGGCGCCCGCTGGGCGCTCGCAGCCGTCAGGGCCGCGCGTTATTTGGGGTTATGTGGTCCGACGAGCGGACTGGTTAGCGGCCCTTGCGGACCTGTTCGTTGCGGGCCTTCATCCACGCATCCACGCTCGCACGTTCCGACATCGGCGACGGCGGGGGCGCTTTGGCTCCGACCTTCGTGATGGGCGCCGTCTGAGCGGCTTGTTGAGCGCGGGCCTGGACGGCCTGCTTGTTGCTGGCTTGGGAACCGAGATGCGCGGCGTGGAGAAGTTTCCAAACGCGCGGATCGGTCTCGTTCGCAAGTTCTTCGTGGGTCACACCGTACTGAGCGGCGGTCTCCATGAGTTTGACTGCGAGGGGCTGGCCCCAGCCGGGAATTTCTTTGCGGAGGACTTCACCCGTCTGCCGAAGAGCCTGATCGCGCTGCGATTGCTGTTCCTTCGAACGGTTTTCTTCCTTCGTCTTCAAATTGTTTCTCGCGATGTCCAAGTCCCGCTGGGCCTCGGTGAATCGCCGGAACTCTCTAGCCGCGTATTCAGGGTCCTCGTCTTCCAAGGCATCCCAATTCACCCGCCCGTTATAGTAGCGATCCGCGAGAAGCTTCTCTAACCGATGGACTTCAAACGTCTCGGCGAGCAGTTCCTTTTGGGCCTCAGCCGCAGCCGCGATGGCTTGGCGTTCGGCTTCGACGGCGCGCCGGGTTTCGGCGAGAGCCATGGTCTTGGCCGTGTAATCTTGGGTCCTAGTGAACGCGTCTTTCAGCGTCGCGGGGACCTTGTAGCGTTGGCCATCTAGCTCGATTTCGACTTCGTCAGCGGGGCTGCCCTCGTCGTCCTGTTCGGATTCGGTTGGGTCCGTTTGATCGTGGCCTACATCATCATGAAGCTCTGCTTCGGTGACGACTTGTTCGACGGAAGTGTCAGCGTGCCCGCCGTCTTCCGCTCCCGATTGGGTCGTATCTTCTATCATTTATCCTTTTGGGGGTGATTGGGCGTCATTGCCCGGTTCAACGGCCCGGATCGAAAGACGTTAGTCCGGCGATCTGGGCTGAAGTCTGTAGCTGGTCCTGTCGAATGCGGGCTTCGGCCTCGATCCGGTCAGTCTCAGCTTTGAATTGTTCGATCCGGAGCTTCTCGGCTTCCAGCGCCTTGTCGGCTTGAAGCGCGGCGTTCTCAGCCTGCATCTGCTGAAGCTGGGCGGCCATTTTCTGGAGCGCGGCCTTGGCTTGCTCGATCTCCGGGTTCTGGCCCTGCGCCTGCGGCGGCAGCATGGATTTCAGACGGCGGGCGATCTCGTCGGCGCCCGGCCAGTCCATGTTCTGAGCGATGAGATCGCCCATGATCGGCGCGATGCTGGGGTTCGCCCGCATCATCTCGATCATCTGGGTCGCGGCCTCTTCGCGCTGGGTCGAGAAGCTCGGGCCAGACTTGACCACAAGGTCATACTCCCCGGCACCGATGTCGTAGATTTTCTCGATCATTCCGGCCTTCTGGCCGTCCGCATCCAACACTGGGACCGTCGTCGGCTGGTTGATCGGCACCATGCCGGGCTTGCCGTCCGGGCCTAGGATGCGGAGAATCCGGGGCTGGCCGTAGACCTTGGGAATGAGGTCTAGAAGGATGCGGCCCGTGTGTCGGATCGCCCGGCTGAGGTTGTCGATGTAGTTGAAGGTGCTGACGTCGCCTTCGCGCTGGCGCGCCTGGATGGCCTTGCCCGAGGTCTCGTTCGATCTCGCACCTAGGCTGGCGTCATAGATGCCGGTGATCGACTTGATGTCGTCGGTGGCATTCAGAGCTTCTTGAAGCGCACCGGCGGGGACGCCCGCGTAGGGCTGGCGCTGCGGCGGCGTATCGCCGTCATATTCGATGTAGGCGTGGCTCGACCTATTGGCCGTCGCCCACTTGGCAGCGTCGGTCACAAAGGCGCCGACTGGACCGATGAACGGCGTCAACGGCGCCATTGCCACGGCCTCGGTGGACTTCGAACGCCAATAGTTGAGCATCCGCTGGCTGTCCTTGGCGGACCTCACGATGCCCTTGTAATGGCGACGTCCATCGATCCATCGTTCCTCTCCAAAGCAGGGTATGATCGGGATGTAGGAGCCGCCCCAGGCGCGGGTCTCCAGCACGTCGGCACCGGACAAGATTCGCTGTGTGACCTTGTGGCTGGGGACGTCCCGCTCGCCGACGACAGTCAGGCCCAGCGCGTCGAACATCTCCTTCTGTGCGGAGTAGATGTCGGCTTCGACAACTTGGCCGTCCGACAACATCAGGATCGTCTCGGTGGCTTCCTCGCGGGTCCAATACTCGGCCACCATAACCCGGTCGCCATCCAGCCAGGGCGACTTGCATTCGCGCCAACCGCCCGTCTTCCAATCGATTGGATCGGCGCCGCCGTACTTGGTTTCGAACGCCGCCTTGGTCAGGGAATCTGTGACGAAGGCCACGTTCCAATCCGAGGAATCGCAGGCCGTGGATTCGGGGTCGCCGTAGATCGAGAACGGGTCGGCGACACGCTCGATTACAAGGTCTTGGTCGAAGGATTTCTTGCCCGAATACCGGGTGTTGACCCGCAGGTAGCCTAGACCAGCCGTGACTGCGAATTCGAGGGCGGTATCGTATGCGACCTCGGCATTAGAGCTTTGCTCGATATGGCGGATCAGGCCGTTGAAAATCTGAGCGGTCTCGGGGTCCGACCCGCTGTCCACCGGGTGCACGACAATGCTCGGCTTGTTTAGCCGTCCATCATTGACCACCTGCTTGATCGGGGTCTGTAGGCGGTTCACCTCATGACAAGGCAACCCGTTGGCTTCACGGTCGCGGCGGATCGCTTCCGGCCATTGATGGCCGTCAAGGAACGCGAAGCGGATGTCGTCCTGGGCTTCGCGGCGGTTGTCGGCTTCAGCTTCGGCTGCGGCCTCAAAGGCCTCTTGTGCGGCCTTGATGATCTCGTCGGTCATCGTCTCCAGTCACAGCATCCACGACGCCGCACCGTGTCTCTGGTGCGGGGTGAAAGCCGGTCGCGGCGGGGCCGCATCCATGTGTGCAAAAGTAAGGGCGAGGCTGTCCGCGCGGTCAGGCGACCGGTGGACGTGCTTCTTGAATTCGGATTTCTTCTCCATGAGGAGAAGACCGTCCTTGTAGGCGTACTTCATGGCCGTCAGTTCGGCTTTGAGTTCGCCACAACGGGGCAGGACGTTCGGCTCTTCTTGGAGCCATTCCTTCAGGCGCGCCCACATCTGAGCGCGAAGGTTGTAGTGCTTACCGTCAGAGCCACGGCGGGCGCCGGTGTGGACGCCTTTGACGCGCGACCTGTATTTGTCCGACTGCCGAAGCTGGTCGTGACAACTGACGCCCGGCCCATCGAGTTCGATGACGATCTGATCGACGCCACCGAGATCGTCCGCGATGGCGATGACGCGGGCAGCAAGTTCAACGCCGTCGAGTTGGCCCTTGAACACCCACTGTGGGGTGACGAGACGGCCACGGCGATAGGTGACAACCGAGGTGTCATCACCGAAATGCGCAGCGTCCACGCCCAGTATCTTCAGGCCGATGGCTTCGACGTCCGCCGGGCCACGGTGGAACGCGGCTTCGACTAGCGCGCCGTCGATCCAGGCATTGGAGACCGAGGCCTCGTAGTTGATGTCGATCTCCGCCGCGACGACGATCGGGTCGAGTTCCGCGACCTGTTTGGCGTACCAAGCCGCATCCTTGCGGGGGTCATCGCGCCAATGGAGCGTGAAGACGCTGACACGTCCGCTGTGGCGCTTCCGATAGAAGGGGTTGCCGGAGCCGTTGGGAGTGCTGACGTCGATCTGGCAGTTCGTCGCCTGACTGAGCGCCGCCTCGATTTTGTCCGGCTGTTCTAGGAACGCCGCTTCATCGACGAAGTAGAGCGATGCGCGGGCGCCGCGTCCGATGTTGTCGCCGGACTCGCCGTTGATGACCGACCCGTTGACCGGGTTGGTGATCCGCATTTTCTGGCTGTGCTTGCGCTCGTCATAGCCAGCCGGGCGGAAGTCACGGGGAAGGTGGGCGATGAGGTATCGCACCTTCCAGAGCAGCGACTTCGGATCGCCATCGACGAGTTCTTCTTTGCGCGACCCGAAGGCGACGATCGTGCCACCATAGAAAATCCACATGTGGACCGCGATGGCTGCGATCAGCCACGACACGCCCATGTCGCGGGACTTGTCGGCGAGGCCGGGTTCGCGGCAGCGCCACCGCTCATAGGTCCAATCGACGAATTCGATCTGTCGTGGGAACAACAGGAAGGGGATCGACGCCGGGAGGCCGATCTCGACGTTCCGGGGATCGAACGTCATCCCCCAGTCGGTGATGAATTGCGCCGGGTGGTCCCGGTAGAAGGCAAGGACCTGGGCTTGTTCAGCGGGCGCTGAAGCCCGGAATTTCTGAAGCCGTTGCGCGCGCTCGGCGAGAACAGCCGGGACGCTCGGCGGGGTATACTCCGACACTACTGAAGGAGGTTTTTGTACGCCTCAGCAGCTTGTTCCGGCGTGGCGTCTGCCGTGATGGTGGCGATCGGAGCGCCGTCTTTGCCGGTGATCTCGGTCTTATCGACCAACAGGCCGAACCGGCGCGCGAGCAGTGAAAGCGCCTGAACCTTGTCCGAGCCTTTGATGCCGGTCTTGGGGTCTACTTCCGCGAACGCCATCTTGGCGATCTCTTCGATGACTCGGTCAGCGGTTACGCGGTGTACGGCGCGAAGGCGCTCGCGCTCGAATTTGATCGCCTCAGCGATCTGCGGCTTCTTGAGAAGGCGCGGCGCTTGCTTGTGGGCATGCAGGTGTGCGTACCCGGCGCGGCGTGCGGCTTCAGTGGCATTATCGGTTTCGATGTAATATCCGACGAACAAATTCTGTTGCCGGGATAGTTGAGGGTAGTTGGTCACTGGTCTCCTGGAAGGCCGGGGGTGAGCCTTGAAGCTCACCCCACGGCGCCGCCAGCCGGAAAACTGAAAAAACCGGCTGGCTCTGACCACCGGAGCAAGCTCCACGGTGATCGAGTTGAATTGTTGGGTGTGAAAGCCCGGTAGCAGCGTGCGGCTACACTACCGGGCGATCATTTCTATTTAGCTTGGGAGGACAGTTTCGGCGTCACCGGCGTCCGCGACCGTGATGTCCCACCGGTCGCCGAAGGTCAGGCGGAAGAGCGTGGCGTCAGACTCGTGCATGAACCGCACGTTCGCCATAGGGGGACTTCCGTACGGGCCGATCTTCATTTTCATGTGACGAACATTTTCGGACCAATCTTCAAGTTCTCGACGGATGCCCGCGAGCCCGCCAGTGCGATAGAAGAGGTTCAGCCGATCGATGACCGGTTGCATGGCGGCGATCGTGGCTTCTGTCGCGGAAATCTCGGCTTCTGCCTCACGGCGCAGGCGCAATACTTCTTCCGGGGCGTCGCCGATCCAGACCGAAAGTTCTTTTAGCTGTTTGTGCGCGCGTCCAGCGCGGTCCCTCGCTTCGAACCATCTCGACAACTGCGATGATCCGGGGCCGCCGACGATGAATTCCATCATGCCGCCTCCAGGCATCCCGACCGACCGTCCCGCGCCAGCATGGTCAGCGCCTCGATGACGAGCGCCTCCAGGCGAGCGGCTTCCCGACCATTGCGGGTCGCAAGGCGCGGCGTGAGTTCGCGGCCACAGATGAGATCCAAAGCCGCGATGAGGTCGGAGCGCCAGTATAGGCGGGCACGCATGCGCGCCAATGCTTGCCCGGCCTGGACACGACCTTCGGCTTCGGCGAGCCGCAGGCGCATCGTCACAGTATGGTTGCCACCACCGCCGGAGCCACGGTTGAGATTGCTGGGGATCGAGACGTCGCCACGATTAGCGCGCCAAAGCTGGCCGTAGATGATTCCGACGCGGGCCATGTCGTCGCTGATCCGTCCCAGGCTGTGCAGTAGCGTGATGCCAGTATGGCGGCGGATCGGCTTCTGACGCTCGCCCCGACGCTGTTCGGGGACGATGAACTCGACGCCCCGTTGGGCCTCCAGGCAGGCCGTCTCGGCGATGCCACGGGTGACGGCATCGGCTTCAGCGCGCGCACGTGCCTGGTTCTCAAGCTCTCGTAGACGCTGGCGTTCACGGGCGGCGGGATCGATGGGGCGACGCTTCATGGATCACACGCGGCGATGATGGTGAGGACGGTCGCGGGATCGGTCGGGCGAGGCTTGGGCTCAGGCTTCCGGCGGAAGATCGCCAGCAGGCGGGAGAGGATGCGGCGGATCATTGGCCGCCCATCCGGAGCCACTCGCGCCATGCTGCATGTAGCGTGAGACCAAGGCCAATCTCCGCAAAGGACGCGCAGACGTACGGCATCCACGACGGCCAGAACCCAATGACGTCGTGAAAAATGAAACCCAAAAAGGCAGAGGTGAAACTGAGCAGAACGACGCACTTGGTGAGAGATGCGTGGGTCATTCGTCACCTCCGATCCGCGCCTTGGCTTCGGCGACGATGGCGGGATGCCGGGCCAGGAAGGCATGGGCGGCACGACGTTCGCGACGGTTCAGTTGGGGCTTGGCGGCGAGCGCCGCGAGATCATGCGGGGAGAGGCGGGCGGTCATTGATCACCGCCTTCGGCGGGCGCCGAGTACCAGACGCAGATGACGCGGCGATCGTCTTCGATATCGTCGGTAAAGCCCGCGATCTCAGCGATCTCGCCACGCTGGGCGGCTTGGTCGAGCGTGTACGTGAGCATCTCCATCGCGGGGCGGATGTGGCCGACGTCCACTCCTATGCAGTTCAGGCCTTCCGGATGCCCGGTGAGGCGGGTGAGCTTGCTGATCTCAACGCGGAACGGGCGGGTGTCACCAGCGAGATCGTGGTTGGCCAGGACGGTATCGCTGGGGTTGGCAGCGTAGGCTTCGCGAGCCGTGCCAGTGGGATTCTCGATGTCAGTGAGTGCGGCGCGCATGTCTGCGGCCATGGTGTCGTCTAAGGGCATCAGTTCCTTGGGACCGGCGCGGACGGTCGGGTTCAGTTCTCGCGCCAAGTATTTATCCGCCGGGGCTATTTCGCCTGCACATGGCTGCGACCGATCCGGCACTGGATGATGCCGTTGACGTAGGCGGGGTCGATCAAGACCCGGTGTCGGAACTGAAGCTCGGCCTCAAGGTAGGAGAGGGCGCCGCTGGAGTCGGCGAACCCCAAGATGGTCCGGCTGAATCGTGCGTGACCGTGGGCGGCGATCTGCTGTGCGATCTCGTTGGACGATGACCAGTAGGATTCCCAGTCGCTGGGGACGGTGGTCCGACGCTTCTTGGTCGAACCCTTTAGCGGCGGTCGGGTGACGGTTTTCCAGAACGCTTTTCGCCCGATGTACCGGCACTGACCGTCGTCACGGGCGATCTCGTAGACGAAGCCGTGAGCGCCGGGGGGAATGTCTGAGGGGGAGAATGGGGCTCCGTTGTAGGTCCAGGGTGGCACCGCCTATTTAGCGGGAACCTGAGGCGCACACCGATGTTCAGCTTAGGCGACGGCCCCATCCAACGTCGCGACTCAAGGGTACCAAACCCCTCAGACGCCCCCGGAAGTCCCATCTGGGGGCGTCGTCATATCTGTACGTCATCGCTGCATGCGCACGCCGACCACCAACTAAGCGATGTGTCGGGAATTGAGCTAAGCTAGACTAGACCGGGGGTTAGTATCGCGCTGATGCAGGGGCCGACGTCGTGATTCTTTACACCTTCCACATGTGCGACGCGGAAGGGTTCTCGACCTCCTTCGAGACGCGAGAACTAGCATCTGACATGTCCACGATAGCGGTTGCTATCGAGTTGCTTGCGGAGCACCTGAGTGCTGACCACGCCTCGGTGTGGGACGGTGACCGTCACGTCCTCAACCATTATCGGACTGGCCCGGTCGCAGCATAGTCTAGCGCCACCTAGCCCAAATACCGGCGCGGCGGCATGCGGCCCTGCGCTGGGTGAGGATCGGGCTGACCATTAGTTGGCTTCGCGTGTGGGGCTGCAACCATAACGCGTCTGATGCAGAAATGCACCACGTTCGCAACGAGGTTAACGCGTCGCTTGAAAGCGATTCGAAACCGTCCAGATAGCGTGGTCGGACTGCCTCGATGGTGACGGCTGTCTAAGCCGAAACGACTAGGAGTCATTATGGCAACTTTACCCACCCCCGCCGAGAAGGCGCGCATGGTTCTCGACATTTGCAAGCTGCGCAATTGTCGGCCCGGACACGTGCTCGATAGCCGCAACCTCACCTATTACGCGGCCACTAACCGCGTCCCAATGGACGACCTCTACGGCGGTGTTGACCACTGTAAAGAACAGGGCTGGCTGGAGGACGGCCCGCGCCGGGAGACGTTCCGCTTAACCGAGGCGGGCTTCGCTAAGATGTAGGGGACGGCGGGTGGTCACCGATCTCGGTCGATTGCCCGCTTGCCCACGCTGTGCGCCGTTGATCCAGGCTACGCATTCCTGTCGATCACGCGCTTCACAGCCATCGGTGTCCAGGCTGACCCGCGCGGTGTCCGCAGACCGCTCTGATTGAGTTCGCCCGCGATGGTCGCCAGCGTGGCGCCGGAACGACGTGCGCGCATGACGAGGGGCATGACCCTAGCCGCCGCTGCATCCGCCTTCAGAGATCGCGCCTGACGGCCTTTTGCCGCCAGCGCGGCATCGAGACGTTTCGGACCGCCAAGGGCCTTCACGGGCTTTCCTGAGGCCTTGGAGACGTGGTTCTCGCCACGATCGAGCTTGGCCTTGATCTCGGCGAGCGCCGCCTTGGTTCTCCCCACGGTGTTCTCACGCTCGCGCTGAGCCACGGCGGCGATGATGTGGATCGTGAACCGGTCCGCCTGAGGCATGTCGCAGCAGACGAAATCGATCCCGGATTCTTGGAGGCCGGTGAGGAAGTGGACGTTGCGCGACAGGCGATCCAGCTTGGCGATGATCAGCGTGGCGCGCTCCCGCTTACAGACGTCGATCGCCCGCCGCAGTTGTTCGCGATCACCGCGCTTGCCGGATTCGACTTCCTCGAATTCGCCTACGAGCGTCCAGGCGCCGCCAGTCACATAGTCGGCCACCGCCTTGCGCTGAGCGGCCATGCCAAGGCCGTCGATCCCCTGCTTCTCCCGAGAGACCCGGTAATAGGCCACATATCGTCCTGCCATCGTGATCCCCGAACTGGCGCTCATTTGCGCTCAGAGTATCATGATAGGAACGTCCGTACCTAGAATGATATCGTCACGCCAACGCCCGTCCTGACGTATCTGGAGGGCTCTGAGGGGCATTCTGAGGGCTGAATGGGCGCGGTGGACGATGCCTACCGCGTCAGGAGCCTGCTGCTCTTGCGTGGACGTTTGCCGTTTGGCCCAAAAGCAGACCAACCGAATGTCGGCGAGGGGTGGCTAGCCGACCTTCCACATTCTAGCTTTCGGATATGGGAACGCGGACAGACAACCGGGGCGACGCGCCTTCATCGTACGGGGACGAGGAGTTGGCAGCCGAGATCGCACGCGTCCGGATGCGCCTTCAGGTACTTAGACCCTCGAACGCAGGCATCCGAAAGTCGCTTGAGAGCCGGTTGCACAATCTTGAGTGCGAGAAGCTCAGGCGGGCTTAGACGTAGCGACCCCGCGCGTCAGAGTGGAGCGAGGCCGAGGCGGCTACGAAGCGCCAAGACGCGACCCCACAACTCATCGCTCATGCCTGCGCGCCACACGGTTGCGACCAACACACGCATCTTGGGGTCGGCATGCGCCGCGTCTTCCACCCGCGTGATGAAGTCTCGACCGTGCCGCTTCAGGATGTCCTCGAAAGGTCCGGCAGAAAGGAACGCCAGCTGCGGGTCCGAGAGGTCAGCCCTGCGTGCGGTCTCCAAGAAGCGCCAGCATTGGTCTGGATCGTAGGCGCTCATTGCACTGACCGCTTCGAACGCATCATCATCGCGCTCAAGATACAGCTGCAGCAGCGTTTCCAACTCCCGGTCAGAGCGCTCCACCACCACGGCGTCGGTGCGTTGCTTCTTGCACATCTCAGCAGCCTCGCAGGAACGTCCTGAAGAGTCCGCTAAGGGTGGAAATCGGGCGTTGACTAGTCCGTCGGCTGCTCGCCTCGAAGGGCCGCTTCCATCCGGCGCCACACGTCGGGCGCAATGCGGTCCGGGTCTAGCTCCCGGATCAGGTGTCTAAATCGCTCGTCCTCCCGCACTAAGCCCGCGAGGCGCTCGTCGTAGGCATCGGGGTAGTGGCGAAGCAGCCAGTACAGGCCGAACCGGCCCAGATCGTGCAGCTTCTCCGCAGGTATCTCGGAAGCGGCGACGTACTCCATGAAATGCCAAAACGTCTCCGGTTCGAACATCGCCAGATCGTGGAGTTGGGTGCTCGCCTCCGAGTACTCTTCATCGGGGTACCCTCGGGCATACGCGCCCAACACCCATGCGAGCCACTTGTCGAGGCGCTGCCGCGTCTTGTCCGGCTTCTTGGTGTCGCGCTTCGTCATCGTCGGCGGCCTTGCGGGCGTCGATCCTCGCTGGCCAAGGCTAATAGTCCGCTAAGGGTCGAACGCGGAAATTGGCCACGACGCCGGAATCGGACTCTCGCAAGCGAAGCTTGAATGCCCCATGCGTCAGCTTGTTACGGACGGAGCGCCGTTCTGACGGAGCACGTCATCCTGTCCCAAAGCTGACGATCCAGTCCGCCCACGTCTGGGCGAACTCCCCAGCGCCATCGTCCGCGATCCCGACGTCCAGGATCGTCTGGCGGGGGTAGGGAGCGCCATCCGCCCACGTGTCGCGGACCGTCAGCCCAGCTTCCACCGCCCATTCAGTGAAGGCGGCGGCATCACCGGTTGTGTCGAACTTCAGGTAAAACCTCACCTAGTATTTAAGTCGTGTATTCGAATTTTGGTGACTTTCGGGGCACTGATCTGTTATCGTGTATAAATAAGTTTGGTGACGGCAATCGCCCCAAAGGTTTCGTTCTCTCAGCTACTCCATAGTTGCAGTCAAAGGAAAGCCCCTCGGAATTGCCGTTCCGAGGGGCTTTTCTTTTGCGGTGGCCCGCCGCGCAACATGGAGCACTATGACCTATAATCTGAAAGACGAACTCGCTGCCCTTGGCATCTCATTAGAGGAATCGGGGGGAACCCCATACGCAGACCGGCTGAGCAAATCACGGCCGGGACTTGGCACTCAGATCAGCGTGCGCGATCAACTAGTCCAGCGCCTGAAGAACGACGGCTTTGACTTAGATGAGCCGGAACCAATTGAAGCTGTAGAGCCCACGCCTGCGCCAGCGCTGCCCGCTGCCCCAGCGCCTCTCCCCATCCCGCCGCTGGGATCGAGATACGGTGTCGCTCCGGCGGCGCCTTCCACCCCGACTGTGATCGAGACGGTCCCCAATGCTGCGGACGTGACACTCGCGTCGATCACCGTCTGGGATAACTGGGGTGGGGACAAGAAGCCGCCTGTCGAGAAGGGGCGTCGGACGCCACCGCTACAGTGGGGCGTCACGATCGAGCTTTGGACTGATCCCGCTGACACGATCCCTACGCGGTCCACGGACCGTATGAAGCTCGTCTCCCTGCGCGCAACCACACGCTTGTTGAATCACGATCACTTCGTCGGCGGCGCAAAAAAGCTCCACGAGCAGGGTTCGATCTCGGCAGCGTATTTGGCCCGCCTGATCGCGAACCACGGCTCCAGCAGCTTTCTTGGGCTTCGTACGGGCACGTTCCAGGAGCAAACGGGGAATGCCGGTTCGCCGTACATCAAGGACACCGACTGTTTCATCGAAATGGATGTGCGCGGCCTGGATGCACCTTACTCGTGCAAGCTGCACCTCAACGGCGGCCATCTCGTGATCCGCTCCGAGGATTGGTCAGACAAGCAGGTCAACGGCGCACCGTTGCCCGGCAAGAACGGACGAGTGGCCCGCTGGCAATGCCGGTTCGATCGCGACAGCGCCTTCGGCAACTCCGATTGGAAAACGAAGTAACGGCTTATCTAGCTACTAGTTAGCTAATAGGCCTGTAAGGCTACTAGTAGCTACATAAGCGGTCCGATGGCCCGCACGTGCTTCGCTTATCTAGCTACTAGTTAGCTAATAGACCAATAGGGCTACTAGTAGCTAGATAAGCAGTCCTTCGGACCAGAGCGAATTATATGGCTTATCTAGCTAGAGAGATGTCGTTCCGACATCAGGTGGCGAGTACCACGTGTGTATTTGATATCTCGCTTCGCTCGCGGCTACTGCTGGCTCGTTACACTCGCCAGGAGGAATCAAGTTTTTTTGGTCTCGATAACTCGCTTCGCGGCCAAAGAACTCGCATTGAGTCGCTGGTGCGTGATTCAAAATTTTTTTCGGAAAACAAAACAAGGAACTAATGACTGAACTCGAATTGGAAGAAATAGCTCTCGTCCTGGCGGACTCGCTGGATGAATTGAGAAAAGAACTCGCTGATACGAAAGCTCGCATGCAGGACTTGGCGGCCACGTGGGCAAAAGAGGTCCAGGCTGCCCGCGCCGAAATCGAGCACCTGAAGCGCGGACCGATGCCGCCGGGCAAATCCATGGCGCTCCCGTTGCCGAAGACCACGCTGTGACCCCATCCCATCCGGCCAGTGAACTCACGTCTGACGATAAATAACTCAGAGAAACTGATTTCTCCGAGAGAACAAAATGTTTGAAATAAAGAAGCGCTCGCCGCGTGCGGGCTACTCAAAATACCCCTTTGACTTACTTCAGATCGACGACGCCTTCATCGTTCCAGCCGGTTGGGCGGCTGAAGCGAACGTCCGAGCCGCCGCGTACAAGGCTGGCCGCGATCTCGATCGCACCTTCCATGTCGGGAAGCGTCGTAACGGCGACTTGGAATGCTGGCGGTCCGCATGAGCCCCGCAGAGACCGCTTTCCGCCTCGCCTACAAGCTCGCCGATGGCCCGCCGATCCACAACTTCAATGGCCGCTTCGTTTCCGTGGATGAACAGCTTCGTGCCTATTGGGACTTTGCCCAGCACCGTTTGCAGACGCTGATGTCGGGACGGGGACCCGTGCCTTCACTGAACTTCTTTGAGGCGTTGGAGGCCGATCCCAGCATCATGACGACGTTCCCGACCGAACTCGCGGCCATGATCCACGCGGCCCAGTCGGACGCCGATCTCCTGTCCATCGTCGGCCCAGCGCTGGACGAACTCTTGGTGGAACGGCCTGACCTAGCGACCGTCTTTCCGGAGGTGCGCTCGTGACCCCGGCAGAGACCGCCTTCAGAACCGCCTACACGCTTATGGGTGCTCGCAAGCCGCAGTCCACGCACGGTGGCGCCTTCGTGGCGACGCGGGTCGGCCAGTTCAAAGTCGCCGACAGCGAACTGGAGGCGATGGCCTGGGTCGCCAGCGTTGATCCCGATCTCACGGTCATTGCGGACGCCCTCGCGAAATTGCTGGATGAGCGTCCCGACATCGCGGCGGCGATCAGGCGTCACCGCTGGAAGTGATCGTCCTGCGAATCCTGGAATCGAGCTTCCTGCTGCACGACGTCTCGATCCTCGCCTGGATCGACGAGAATGTGCCAGGACGGGCACAAGCCTTCACGGCAAGCCAGGAGGGCAACCCGGCGCTGATCGCCTTCCTGGAGGATCGTGACGGGGTTGCGTTTAAACTGTCGTGGGGCGACCGCCTCGTGTGGATAACCGCATCAGGGCTGTAGCCCCACACTAGATGTAGTTGTGGTGGAGAGCCTGTTGAAAGCCCCTTGACGGCGGGAAGCGATCTGCACTCCAATTCTGCCACCGGAACCGGACACCACTTTTAAAGTCGGAGTCCGTCCCGTGTCTGTCGATCTCCCCACAATTACCGGCGCTATTACTGGAGCTATAGGCGCTGTCGGCTTGGTAGCTTTCGTGGCTGGCGTTGCGGCCAAGCGAGTGCAGGGCGCTGTCACCAAAACTGCTGACCTCATCGTTTCGGCTGCTGGCGATTACCGCCGCGTCCGTCAGGCGCTCTCGCCGCCACCGAAGCGGATTCGATCTCGCAAGACCGGCGAGGGTGGAGACGGGTAGCGCCAGTAAAGTCGGGCTGAATAGTTGCTTCCATTACCGGCCAGAGCGGCGGCCCAAACTATAGATCAACTGTACTCACAAAATATCACTATAGTTGGGAATGCAAGATTCGCGGGGAATGCAAGCAAAAACTGCTTGAACGATTCAGCAACGTGAGGCATAAAGGCGGCATGAACAGCCAGTTGAAGCCGCGCCCATCCTGAGGGTCAGGTAACTGCCTCAAAGGATTGCCTCGGATGATTAAGCAAGATTTGTTCCGCGTTCAGATTTGGCGGGAGGGTTACACTCCGAGAGAGCGGAGGGCCAAAGACTTCCTGATTGATATGGCGCAGGAGCCTGATTGCCCGACCGCCGAGTTCCCGGAATGGAAGTTCAAGCGCGAATTGTTATCGCGATCATACTGGGAATCTGTGCCGCTTGATGAGCTAGAGAAGGAAATCGGGCAGGTAGTTACCTCTTTGATTCCTGATCCTGGATTTGAACACTACAGAGATTTTGCTCTCGGGTGCTTGCACTATGCATTGCACGTCCTCAGGGATCGCGATCCGAGGTGGAGCAATACGATCAGCTTCCAAATCGCAAACTTTGCCCGCTGGCCCCGTGAGCGGAAGGCGGCGAAGGCATGTGCATGATCGGCGATCCCTTCGACCCAGCGTCCGACGACGAGGCGGCCCGCTTCCTCGACCGTCTGGCCAATGATCCCAACATGACGTCCGAGGACATAGCCGCGAGTTTCAGCGCGATCCTCGGACGTCCCGGTGAGCAGAGGACGCGGGCACGGATGCTCGTGGGCGTTCTCCCCGACGGTCAGTGATGGTGCCCGCCAATGATCGGGCGTGGGACAAGCTCGTCACCGAAATCGCGGGAGAGCATGCGGGGAAGTTCAGTCCGCCGGAGCGCTCAGCGTTGCGGTTCTATGTGTCCCGCAGGATTGGCGTTGCTGAAGACCTGATCGAACCAGCGTTTGACGCGACGCTTGGTCGGCTGAGGCGCGCCGGGAAGCTGGCGTTTGACCATGAGGCCGGGGGCTGGGCGCCGCCAAACTGGCGGGAGCTACGCGAAAAGGCCCGGCTCGCTAAAATCGCGGAAGAGGAAGCCGCCGAGGAGCAGCGGATCGCCGAGTTCAGCAAGCCCGGCCTAACGATCCTGGAGGCGAGAGCCGACCGCGAAGATTTTCTAGAGCGGCGCGTTCGGCTGCGGAAATTCCGCGAGCATCCAGGCTTCGCACATTCGTACGATCTGTCTCTAGGGTTCGTCATCCGATCCCCGAACGCCGTCGCTGACGTCGTGGCGCAGTTCGAACCGGAGGGTGGGATCGTGTTCGACACGATCACCGGCGAACTCCATTTTTGGAGCACGCAGGACGCGACCCAGTACCGACTTCTTGCCGATCATCAGATGGAGGCGATCTAGCTCTGCGAGGTCAGCAGCCCCGGCAGCTTGGCGATGTTGACGGCCACTCGCCGGGCCTGATCGCGGGTCATCCGTGGCGTGCCGGTGCCGACGGCCTGACTGCCCACTTCGAAATACACATATGTGAGCGGAAATCCGTTGGCGTCCACGACAGAGAAGCTTTCTCCGCGCTGTTCGACGCGCCACGGTGGCGGAAATCGGTCGGGCATCCCCGGGATAATGTTCGTGAAATGTTCTCGTTTCAAGCGTGGCCGTAGATCGCACCTGTGGAATGTCTAGGCTGGCGTGGCGTCGAAGATCGGTGACGCGCCTGTGGCGGCAGGATGGATCGGCGCCCGCCGTTAGCGCCATCCACACTTTGATCTTCGATGTGGACGGGGACGCAAAGCTAGCGACACCGGCGTTCCGCCAAGCCCGAATCGGGCACATGCTTGAGTAATGACAAGTCCCGATCTCGCCCACGCCGCCGTCTGGGGCATCACGCTAAAAGACGTGGTGACCGCGATCATGATCCCAATCATCGCCACCCTAACGACCTTGATCGTACAGGATCGCCAACAGGCAAAGGAGCGCCGGACTCAAATTCTCCGAATGCTTCTATCGACACGCCACACCCCTGCCGATCCTGCCTTTAATGCAGCGATCAACTTGATCCCCGTGGAGTTCAATCGGGCCAAGCCGGTGATGGCGGCATGGACCGCCTACATCGATGCTGTCCGCGCGACGCCAGCGCCGGGCGAAGAGGCGGCGCTTCAGCAGCGGAACACGGCTAAGCAAGCCAAGCTGATCGGCGCGATCATGAAGAAGCTTGGCCTCGTGCATTCCGAGGCTGATATCCAGACTGAGGCCTATCTCTCGAACGGCTTCGTCTGGCGGGACACGCTTTTCCTCGACAGCCTGAAGGCTCAACGGGACGCCGCGAACGCGATGGCTGACGTCGCGAAGGCCATCCGCGAGCAGTAGCTTAGGCCAAGCTGGCGTCTTCCCACCTGAGCGCGCCTTCAAAATCCTTGTCCCAGGCGCCGAGAAAAATCAGTCCGTCATTGGCGCCACGCGCCAGCACGACGCTGATCCATTCATCTCCCATCCGCAGCAGGCGCAGCCGGGCATGTTCCGAGGCTTCGGCATCATCGGGAAACGCCGCCGTCCGCGTCTCTGCGTGCTCGTCGGCCCGGCAGAAAATCATGGAGTAGGCGGGGAAGGGGCCGTCAGAGCCCGTTACGTCGGAGTAGCTCAATGATCTTCTCTTGCATGGGCGCCAGCGGCTCACATTCGCGCTTCATCTCGCCGGGCAGCGCCGCCGTGTAAGCGGCAACATCAAGTTCGGACCGCGCCTTCAGTTCCTCAAGCTTGATCTGCACGAGGTTGTCGAAGGTGCGCTCGGTATTCTTAGAGGCGTCCGGCGCCAAGCCTTGGGCAATGAACATCATGCCGACGACCTTCCAGCCCCGAGCCTTGCCCTCGGCCAGCACTACAGTGTCGGTCATGCCAGCGCGCTGAGCCGCATACGCCATGTGCGCAAACCTCGCGCTACAGTTGGCGAACCGCTGGCCCATGGCCCAGTTTTCATCAGGCGTTTTCGGGAGCGGCAGCAGTTCCTGCGCTGAGGCTGTTCCGGCCATCAAAGCCGCGCTCGCGCCGATAAGAACTCGTTTCACGTCGTCCCCCCAGACTCCGACGAAGTTTCACCCCAGACGGGCTGAGATCGCAATCGTAGACGAGGGTCTCGACGCCTGCGTCCAGCGCCGCGTCCAGGGCGTCCGCGAACCGTGGATCGAGATCGCGCGCCAGGGCGAACCGATCGCAGTCCGTGCGTTGAACGACAAACAGCACGACCGCCCGATCGCCTTCCGCAACCTTGGCCGCCAACTCTTGGACATGTCGAGCGCCTCGGGCGGAAACGCAGTCCGGCCATTCCGCGAGCCCAGTTTCCCGAGAGAGCGTTACGCCTTTCACCTCCAGCCAGACGCGAGAGCCTACGGTGTAATTGGGATTGACATTCTTGATCTCCAGCCAGCACGGCGCGCGGT